AAAAGAGTGGCGAGTAGTATGTCCATGAGATGAACGATCCGTTCCGAGTCGGCTTACTTGCGTCTCCAATACGGGAGATGAACGTTGTGTTAATACTAACACATTTCAACTATTTAGTCAAGTAGATATGTCTTTTTATTACATCGACCCTACAGAGCAAAAAAATACCCCGATTTTTTATCGGGATATAATGGAATTAAAAGTCGAATTTGGTTTTACCCCTTTCTTTTTTTCTTTCTGGAAGGTGCAGACTGATATCCCCACAATTTAGGACTTACAGTTCCTTTACCATATTCTATAGACTGTAAACCTTCTTTAAATTTATCCCAATACATATCAAAGAGTTTAGTCCTTGTACCTCTACTTAAATCTAAACACTGTTTATTATCAGCAATGTACTTAACAACCCAAGCATCGTTAGGTGCTTGTACGGTATGAACATCCGCTAAAGTACCATTAGAAACTAAAATCTCACATGCATATTTTGTTTTAGAAGTTTCTTTCTCTTCATTAGTCCAAGGTTCAAATTTAGCTTGTGGTTTAGGATCTAATTTCTTTTCTTCTTTTGTTGCTACTTCCTCAGTCATGATCTACCACCCCATGTAATTTCTGGATATGCTTCTGACACTACATCCTTAGTAATCTTATACTTATCAGTTAATTTTTTATCTTTAGTAAGAATAAGAATCTCTGCCTCTAATGGATGTAATCCTGTAAGAATATTAATGAACATAGTCTCTCTACGAAGACCACTTAATGAATCATTACCACCCTTAATAAAGTTATAAAACTTCTGAAATTCCTTTCTAATACTTGCTTTACCTTGATCTTGAGAACCAAGAGAAGTAGTTCTAAGTTCACCCATCTTATTAACAGCATCCTCTATCTTTTCAGACAAAGTTCCTGTCATTGTTTCATCTTCTATGTTACTACCATAAGGAACTTCACCTTGTGGTAAGAGAGAAATAACAGTTTCATCAAAGTTCCATATAAGAACTGCCATTACAGATGCATGCTTATATCTTTGAAGTACTTCCACTTTCTTTGCTTTACTTCTCATCTTAGAAGCAGCATCAAATACTTCAAATACAAAAGGATTCGTTGGAAGATCTGGAATCTTCTGTGTACTAACAGTTTTAGGTTTTGCTGTTGACGCTTTTTTAGTCGTTGTCGTCTTCTTCTTGGTCGTTGTCATAATTGTTTTCAAATCTAAATGCTACAATTTCATCGGGAACTAAATTACCATTGATATCAAACATCTCAGGATGTTGTCTTGGTATCTCTCGGTAGTTCATCATATATTCTCTGGCAACCCAACCACCAATGGCTCCCACTATAAGGAACAATAATGTTAGAAAAGATCCAAAAACTAAACTTATTGCTAACATGTCTCGTCCTCCTATTTTAAGTGTGGTTATATGTAATGGTTTGGTTTTCTTTTTACCTCCCGTTAGAATAAATTCAAACCCTCGATCTATATGATCTGGTTTATTTAGTTTGGATAATTTGATTTTCTTTGAGGAACTTAACCGTCTCTGTACACCCTCCGACTTTATGCCTTTCTCCTGAGTCATCACAAACTACTTGAGGAAAAGTTGATCCTTGACCAAACTCTGCATAAAAATCATCTCGTGTAAAATCATCCTCTAAATTATACACCACATGACTTAGTTTTGTCAACGACATTACTTCTTTTACTTTCTCACAATATGGACATCCACTTTTAGAATAAATCGTAAAATTCATTTCCTATTAGTTTTAAAAAATTATTTAGTATCAATTATAACCTAATAATCGAAACTAGCTGCAAAGTATGCTGATACTGAGACTTGCTTTTGTCTTGAAGAAATTAAATCATCAGTACTCTTTTGTGTTGGTATGTATGAAGTACTAATACCAGTTACAGGTTCTGGATCATAATTTGTCCCATAACTTGTCGTAATACCAAATCCTAATACCTGATTGCTATTAAGAACCACCACATCATTTATTCTATATTCACGAGAATTAAGAATATTTAATCCATGACTCAAATTCCACCGATCATTACTCTCTAACCACGTAATAGTCTTAGGATCAGCACTATCAGCATATATTGTAAGACCACCACCATCTGCCGTTTTATCAGTTGGTCCACTATGATTGAATTGTACATTATTATCTGTACCATTTCCTGTTAATGGTGTCATCAATGTAACTTCATTCTGACCAACAGCAGTTATAGTATTAATACCAGAATAACTTAAAGTAACAGTCTGTGGAGCGTCTAGACTCAATTCCAGACCTGGAACAATATTAGAAGTATCTGATATATTTAAAATTTTATCTTGACCTGCTGTGATATCACCCATGAAGGATCCACTAGTGAAATATCCTATCTCTATATTATTATCTTTAATAATTAATCTATTTGAAAATAAATTAGTTTTAATTCCCTTTACAGTAATCTGGCTATCACTTGTAAGATCTCCAGTAAGACTTAAAGAACCATCTAATTTAGTATCACCTAAGACATGTAATTTAGATGTTGCTGTTATACCTATACCAAGATTGCCTTCTATTCTGGCATGACCCAGAATCATTTTATCATCACTATCAAGAAGTCCACTTACAGCATAAAATAACTGACCATGACATACAAAACTAATCTTTGAGTTCCTATTAGAAAATCCAACAATAGTTTGTCCTTCTTTTATTTTTATATCTGTTCTAGTATATGTTTGTCCTGGCTCAATTCTTTTACTATATTCAACATACTCAGTACTATCAAAATGATCTAATCCACTATTAGAAACACCTATTGTAGCGGTAGATGCCTCAACACCCATATTACATACACTAAGAGTAACATTGACTTGCGACCCTGTAGGAGCAGTAAATATAGATCTCTTTTGTTTATCTGTTGTTATAATATTACTAAGAACACCAGATCTAACTGGATGTAATGCATCACTAATAGTCTGACCATAAAAAAAGAAATTAATATCAGTCTGATCTGATCTAACTACTAATTTTTGTCCAGCACCTATATGTATATCCTGAGTTTCATATGTCTCACCATACTTAATCTTCTTATTATATTCAAAATATCTTAATGATCCACCATCCTCATACGCAAGTTGAATACGAGCAGGAGTTGAGTTCTTACTAGCTATAGATACCTTACCAACCGTTAAGTTATCTGTGGTTCCCTGATATAATGTTAAAGGTTGTCCAACTGGTGGTATAATGCTGTTTAACAGTCCAAATGCCATTTAAACACACAATAATTTTAAGTATTTATCTATGATTATATTAACAGGTTCAAAAGGTTTCATTGGTCAGAACTTTCTTAAGTATCTGATGGAACATTCTGATGAAGAAATCGTCACAGTTGATGAACATGATTGTTGGGATTGGATAGCATACTTCAAAGATTGGGATAAAGTATCCCTTATACTACACCAAGGAGCGATCTCAGACACGACAGAAACAGACATAGATAAACTCCATAGAACTAATGTTTGGTTCACTATAGAGTTGTTTGAGAAGGCAATAGAGCATCAAATAGATGTTAAATTTGCTTCTTCTGCATCAGTGTATGGTAATACAAGGAAAAGTTTATGGGCAACCACACCTAATAAAATATCTCCATTAAATTATTATGCTATCACTAAACTACAGATAGATTATTACATTCAAGATAACCTAGATAAGTTCTCATCAATTCAAAGTTTTAGATACTTTAATGTGTATGGTCAAGGAGAAGATCACAAAGGAGATCAAGCAAGTCCAGTTCATAAATTTACAAAACAAATAAAAGAGACAGGTAAATTAAAACTGTTTGAAGGATCAGGTAAGTACCTAAGAGATTTTATTTGGGTTGGTGATATAGTAGAAGTCGTTCTTAATAATGATAAACCATCTGGGATCTATGATCTTGGAACCAGTAACCCAGTTAGTTTCAAGACTGTTGGTGAATTAATAGCATTAAAATATAAAGGAGAAATAGAATACATTCCATTCCCAGAACATCTAAAAGGAAAATATCAATATCTAACTATCGCAGAAAAAGTATGGGATTATCAGTTTATAAACATCGCACAATATCTTAATCTCCTCTAAAGATCCTGTGCGAATCTAAATCAAAATGTTGTGTAGAGAACTCAAATAATTCAGAATCCTCAAGAGCAACCATCTGATGTTTCATCTTTCTTTCAACATGAAACTTATCACCTGGTTCTAAAACTATACTGTCAGATAATCCTATATCATCATCAAAACCATAGAAGAGATGTATCTTACCTGACTGTAGGAAAAATGTTTCATCCTTTAATAGATGATAGTGCCAAGAACATCTCTTACCTTTAGCAAAGAATAAAAGCTTGCCACAATATTCAGAAGTGTTACATATCCACTTCTCATAACCCCATCCTTTAGGAACAAATTTTATGTCGTTAGTATTCATACAAAATTAGGACCAGAACCCCACCCAGTTATAACTCTTCTCACACCTTTAGTAACAGTAGTTACTCTATGCAGTATGAATGAAGGTATTATAAGAATTTCACCTCTATTAAGTTTAATTGATACATCATCAACTCCAAGTCTAAGTTGAAGTTCCCCACCTTCATACTCACTTACATCTGAAAGTCCAATCATGAAAGAAACCTTTCTCTGATTGCCTTTCATTCTTCTAGCAGGAATATCTATGTGCCAATCAAACCTACCATTTTCTTCTGCTAAGTATGTAAGATATTGAAGTGGTTCCCATCCAATAATATTATACCCCCATAAATCATTATTTACAGACCTAACAATATCAGCAATATATTCATAAACACTATGTAAATCATCTTCAAAAGATTTACTAGTTAACCATATCAATCTAGTAGATCTTAACTTATCACCATCAGTGCTATACTGACTTCCCATTGCTATAGCATCATGAGATTCTTTATCTTTAACAAACTCCTCAACTTGACAAAGCATATTTTCATCTAATATACCACTTAAATGCATATACCAATGTGAATGTTCGTCACCCAACTGTATGTAATTCTTATCCCTAAAAAAATAATCATATAAAGGATCTTTTAAATCTTTTCCAAACGCATTTTTTGGTAAAGGTTCTAACTCAGACATTATACCCCATGACTTTCAAAGAATGAATCACACTGCCAACCCTTATCATCTATAAAATAATCAGCATGTGGTTTACCCATAATTAATTCGTGATATTTAACTCCCCACTCATCTAATTGATCTCTTGTAAGATCAAATAGAACTCCTTCTGCTTTTACAGAAGCAATAGAGTGTGGTTCTTCCGAGAACCTACCCATCGCTCTAGCAGTAAAGTAAATTATATAATGACCCTCATCATAAAGTTTATTTAGTACCTCGATTCTATCTTTCCAAGGTTCTGCTTTATGGTAATCTCTACCAACAGTTGGAGTACAAATAGTACCATCAATGTCTATACAGTATCTCATGAATGTCCTCCTGTTGTAAAACGTAAGTTCCTAATTGCTGAACAGCAATTGCTGCTGCTCTATTACCTAACATTAATGCTTGTTCTATATCATTATACGCTAGATAACCATACACTAAGGCAGCAAGAAAAGTATCTCCAGCACCAACAACATCATATACATTGACCTTTTCTGCTGGATATAATGTATTATTGTAAATACATCCCTGTGACCCCTTTGTTACTATTAGATTGTCTATATTATAGTCATCTAACTTCTCATATTCTACATCATTTATCTTGATAAAGCAATTAGATTTGTTAGGAAGTATAGACTTCTTACTATCAATAAACACAGGACAGGATGCACTCTCTACAATATCAAATATCTTTTCCTCGGATAGATACCCTTTATTATAATCTGATATAACAACAGCATCAAAATTACCTGTAGAAACAGGAACCAATAATGGTTTTACTCTCTCTTCATTATCAACTCTAAGAATATGTTGATTTGATTTCTCATCTATGAATCTAGTCTTAACTATCTTCTCAGGATTAGTTAAGAATGTAATCTCCATATTAAATGATTGAAGATTCAAACAAACATTAGCTGCCATACCAGGTTTAGTTTGTATCTTAGCATAATCTAATACAGGTACAGGAGCCTCTGGACTTAACCTAGTACACCTACCATAGATGTACTCATCTTCACAACTATCACCCAGTAACAGTACTTTCATTAATCTTTTTGATGACATTACTGCTGGCATATCCACCTACTCTAGGAAGATGTCTTACCTC